AGTCCTTCGATCTTGATGTTTACTTCATCTTCGATTATAAGTTTGCACGTTGGCATCTTTAAAATCTTCCTTTAATATATCTTTGATAACTGTTACCCCAAAATTCATTATCTAGTGATAAATTTAAATCACAGCAATGGTTAATATAAAGATCAACTAACTGTTGATTCTTAGAATTTGTTTTGCTAAAACTAGTTATAGGTCTAAACTCACTTGTAAACAATACCTTCGGTAACTTATCTTTACTAATATACACGATTTTTGTTTCTTTGTCAACCCAATTGTTAAGATTGTTATGTCGTACAAAACTGTTAACATTTTCTTCACTATTTGGATCTGTTACTCTAAATAATACACTTTGTTTTTCGCTAGGCACAACATATTTTATTGCATTATAAAAACTACTTAATTCTTGATAACTATTATCTTTGTTGATTAATACTAGTAACGGAAATCTATCAAGTTCAATTAATATTTCAACAATATTGTTTATATTATTTGATGATTCTGGAACATTAAAATAATGATCATTTCTGTCAATTACTTGGTCTAATAATGAATTATTAGTAAATGGTTTTGACAAATTTACAAGTCCTAATCTAAAACGCCTATCGTATTTTTGAATATCATTAAAATCTGTTTGCGGTGTAGGCAAATCATTTATAATTTCATTGGTGCGAGTTATTACATCATCTACTTCGTCTTTATATTTTTTTACTTGTTCGTCAAACTCAAACGTGTCAAATGCCTGTGTTATACGGCGTACATTAGCACCAGTAAGTTTATAATAATGTTCGTGTGATCCTTTCTGATGATAGTATTCTTTTCCGTGTGTATATCGATTTATTTTTTCTATTTTGAGTATATCTTTTTTGCTAAACGGAAATCTAATTTTAATCCATTGCCAATTGCTTTTGGATTGATCAAGTGAATCCCAGTACTCTGTCATATGACTATTGTCTACAATTTTAACATATTTGCTTCTATCAATGTGTCGTAACGGAATACGGGTAGGAAGATCCTGTACATCCAAATACTCCTGTATCTTTTTTAAGACAAGAGCATATTGTCTATCAGTAATTCCTACACCTCGTACTGTCTGTTTGTATATACTAAAGTATATATTATTATTAGATTGTAAAGAATCAAGTTGATTGTTGCAAATGTATTCAAGGTAATCTTCAATATATGTCATAGTAGTACTATAACACTTTATAGGGCAGGTGTCAATCTCTTCAGTGGTAAGCCAGCAGATATTTCTTCAACAGTAAACTCTGTCCATGCATAATCGTTTAGCCACTGTGTTCTATCTGGTATTAAAGGCTGTTCGATATCGTGTAAGAAGTCTATATCGTTGGCCACATCATAAGCAAGAGAAGAAGGACTAACAAAAGCAGGAACGCCTTCGATGACAGAATGTATCCCAGGATTGCTACTGTAACTGATAGTGCAATGTATATCATTAAAGCCCATATCAAAAGAATCATAAGTGCCGTTAACATGTCGAGGCTCCTGTCTTGTTACGTGTGTAAGTCCGCGTTCTATATGTTCTAGTCTACAGCGTGGATGAGGTCGAAATATTATAGGACGGTCTGTGTGTTTACGTATTTCTTCGTATGTATTTAAGAACCAATTACTCATACGTGGCATGTCTTGCCATTGTAAACTTTTATCATGCTGCCCACATAACAAAATATATTTGCTGCTAGTACGCCATGGTTTTACTTCGAGTCCCAGTAAACGCTTACGGCTATCATCGTTATTACTATCCCCAAAATAAGCATCTCGATTAATTCCATTTAGCCCCACCTTCCACGTCGTACCTCTTTTGATGCCGCCAACTTCGAGGACGATAACTGGTTTACGAAGTTCACGACAACGGGTCCAAATATCTTTGTTACGAGCCATTCTACCGTGAAAAAGCACACTCCAAATAACATGGCAATCGGCATCATTAATATTATCACTATTACTAATGTTATGCCCATTAGTAATACAACTCCGCTCAAAAGCAGAAAAAACATCTTTGGAATTAAGGGCACCGTATTCTTTCCATAATTTAAATTTCATAGTTAAATAGTAACATATTTATAAGGAAAAGTCAATGACAATTACAGTAGTATCTACATTTCACGCACCAGTTTTGAGTTTATATGGGCAACGTTTTGTAAACAGTTTTAGTGAAAACATTGACTCTGATATTAAATTAAGATTATATGCCGAAGACTGCAATCCAGTAACCAAAGATCCACGTATACAAATTTTAGATGCAAAACAAAAACTTCCAAAATTAAATGCATTTAAATCAACTTGGGGAAATGTACCTAAAGCAAATGGCAAATGTCCGCCAGAGATAAAAGCTCGTCGTCCAAAAGATTGGCATAAAGAATTTAAATGGGACGCTGTACGCTTTGCTAATAAAGTATATGCTGTATTTGATGCAGCACAGCATTGTAACACTGATTGGATTGTATGGATGGATGCTGATACATTTGTACATAGTAAATTTGACTATGCAGCATTTAAAAGTTTTTTACCTGAACGTTCTTGGCTTGCTTATATGGGCAGAGGACGCAAATGGCCAGAGTGCGGATTTTACGGAATTAATTTAAAAAATCCAGTTGGCTTAGAATTCTTAAAAGAATTTGAGCATGTGTACGAACATGCAGAGTATGGAATATTCCGTATGGAAGAATGGCACGATAGTTATGTATTTGACGAAGTACTAAAAAAGATTAAACGTAAATATCCTAACGAACCTATTAATAACATTAGTGGCAACTTGGTTAATGGTGAAGGGCACCCGATTATTAATAGTGGGCTAGGTGCTTATATTGATCATCTAAAAGGCGATCGAAAGTCAGTAGGTAAAAGTAACAAACCTAAAGATTTAATCAAGCCACGTAACGAAAGTTATTGGACAAACTGACGCATATGTCTCCAACAAGTGCCGTCATTTAATTCACTTAATTTCCAATGAAACATACTAATACGTTGTAGCCATGCTTCTCTGTCAAACTCTTTTGGCTTTTCTAATCTTTTAAATCCGTGGTGTGCAACTTCGGCACACTGACTTTTACTAGGATCAGTAATGAATGCAGGATACCCTTTAATAATAGGACCTACAATACTACTACTGTTATGGTTAACAACACACCATGCGTTTTGTAAATCTGTTTCTAACGGAGTGCCTAATGGACTAATTGTTAAGTTTGGTATGTTACGTACAGGACTGCGTCTTGGGTCAAGATATACTCTTGCTTTTTTATCGCCTGGGTGTGCTCTAACTACAATATGTCTTGGGCTAAATTTACGTATTTCTTTTACAGTGTTGTGTATCCAATTTACAACATCGTAACCTCCCATACTCCAGCCTTTGTTACGTTGACAACATAATACAATATGATTGCCCCTGCGAGCATTTTCAATCCTAGCACCTGTATCTCGTTGTATTTGAGTCCATCTGTTTGGATCGATAATAGTATCACAGTAGTTTCCAGTGTTTGGAAAGATTCCATTAAAACTATATCTTAGATAACAATGTGGCTGGTTTGTTTTTGTTTGGTATAAAAACAAATTACTATCAGCAGTAACAACATGTTTGTTCTGTGTTCTATCAATTACACTTTGTCTTAGTTTTAAGTGAGGAGCATTTTTTCCAACTTCGTGTTGCCAGCCTTGTATAAGTCCTACATCGCAATCTAGTTATGTAATATACCAGTATCTCCCGCAGCGTTTACTCCATTAACAAAATTTTGTAATAGTAGATACTTTTCTTTGTTATTGTTTACTGTTGGAACAACATTATAGTAACTAACGACTTTCATTTAAAATTTGCCACGCTTTTCCATTACGCATTTCTTGTGCAGTAAATTGGCAATATGAAAGGTGTGCTGCAAATGCATATGTTTCGTCTTCGCCATAGCGATTTAAATTACCTTCAATATCAGATATTTGTGTATTACATAATGCTGTTGCTGCATTAGGTGCAAGTGCTATTGCTGGACGACGATGTAGTAGAGCTTCAGTTGCTGCAATACTATTATATGTAACTAGACAATATGCATTATCAAGGGCTTTCCAAATTGTATCATTAGTAACTCTGTCTCTACGTATTGGTTTTTGCCTAACTATAATTCTTCTATCAGTGTATTTTCTAATTTCGGTTGTTGTACGAGCAATCCATTTGTCGAGATCTTCGCCATAAAATTTCATAACTTTTAAACTTGGAGGACATAGTAATATATGCTCGCCTTCTCTATATTTTGGTAATTTATATTTTAATCTTTCAAGCCTATCAAACGGGCGTTCAATAATCGGGCCTTGTTGTTGTAGATTGTTGTACGTAATTCGATGATATTCTTTTTTTGTTCCTGGTTGTAAGTAGCCAGTGTCGATAGCATAATAATTACGATCGTTTTCAATACAATGTTTTAGAGCTTTCTGTCCGCCGCCGCCCAGGCCGCGAATTATTAGTGTGTTGTCTGATTTTTTCTCTCTGTCAAACTCACTAATAGTTCCGTTACATCCGATAATAAAATCTTCTAAGTACGGATCGTATAATGCGTTTTTCTTACGAAGATTAAATCCATCGTCTTCGGCCGGTGCAATTGCTGCAACTTTAATACCCACGTTTCTCTCCTCAAACTTTTTTATACTTTCTTTAGATTTATAAACATGCTCGTTAGGGTCTATCCAGCTGTTTAATAAATTATGAAAATAGGTTTTAGTTTTGGCGGGCAAATCTAAATCCATTGTAAGTTTCATCTTGTCTTTACTGCGTTCTAATTTTTTTTTTGAATTCTCTACTTGAGTTTCTAGATATCTAATTTTTCCTCTATACCAGTCAAGTGCATATTCGCAATCTTGATATTGTTTAAACCAAGGACCGCCTTCTGTATAGTGTAATGCTTTTGGTTTACCGTCTTCTGGTTCCTTATACCATCCAACTAACCAATTCCATTTGTGACTAATTTCGCCTACTTCGTCATCACTTAACCAACTAAATCGATGTAAAAATGCACCTGTAGTTGATTCTTTGTTTACTAACTCAGCAGTTAATCTTTCATTGCTTGGGTGTCCACAGTTGATTAGCATACAACTAGACCAGTTTTTTCTTGGATAATTATGCTGTTGCTTACCATCCATTTTTAGTCCTTCTTTAGGTGTATAGTCGTGGTGAGCACACATTACCGCATACTTGTCGTCACACTGATCAAACAACTTAGCAATGTCTTCTAGAAATACAAAATCACAATCTACAAATAATGCCCATCCTTTGTAATTCATCAAGTGAGGAATTAAAAATCTTGTAAAAGTAAATTCAGTTGATGCTAGTGCATCTGTTTCTCTTGTATAGATCTGTGCTTTTCTTAGGTCTCGTTGTTTTAGCGGCTCGACATGTACTGGCACAGTAGCTTTATCTAAAATAGTTTGTTTGCATACTTGAAACGCAATGTCTTCACGACTGTCCCATCCTACAAAAACTCTTAACTTATCTTCAATCTCTTCTTTCAATGTCGTTCTCCGTTAATTCTTTTCCAAGCCAAACTTCAATTACTTTAGCTGTATTGTTTCCAATATTAATAGCTTTGTGCCAATACGCAGTTGGTATATCTATACTATCGCCAGGTATTAGTGTACGAGTTGTCTTTCGTCCTTCGCGGTCTTCTAGCATCATAACAATTACACCGTCAACAACATGCCAGTGTTCACTACGACTAAAATGTCGTTGATCACTAAGCGCACGACCTTCTTCAAACGACAATTCTTTTACTTGCCATTCGCCGTTGCGATCTAATATTTTATATGATCCCCATGCACGTTCAGTAACTGGCTTTTCCCAGTTACTAAGTATCCAGCTACTTGAATTCTTTTTGTCTTCGCCGCCAATACCAAAAACAAATTCTACATCTCTATTGTTGCCATACATTATTTGTTCAGGAATTTCACCTTCAACTCTATCGCCGCCGTTTGCAACAATAAGTTTACCAGTTGTTGTTTGTAAAAGATACCCAATTGCTTTTGTTGTGCCGCCGGTGTCATCGTCTTCAACTAATATAACATCGTCAACCATTTCAAGATGTCTAACAATATTTGCACGTTCTTCAAACGGCATAAAGGCTTTGCCTTTTTTATTCTCTAACCATGTATCGCTGTTAAGTCCAACAACTAGTCTATTGCCTAATTGCTTTGCTGATTTAAAATATTCAATATGTCCAGAGTGTAGTGGATCAAATCCACCAGTTACTAATACTGTATTCATGTAGGTATTTACTTACTACCAGCCGAAGATATAGTCTTTTCTGACATTAGTAATTTCTCTTGCACCGTAAGACTTTAAAAATAACCCTGCGCATTCGTCTGTATCGGCTTGTTGTTCACAAACAATAATTGGTTTATATTTTAGTATCGTTTCAATTGCACCTTTAAGAACTTCAAGTTCGTGACGTTCGCAATCAATTTTTAACAAGCCAAACTTTGGAAGATTTAAATCGTCCATTCTTTTTATATCAATTGATCCTGTGCCAACTTCGCTTACATAGCTACCGCCTGTGTTTATATGATCGTATACCATGTTTACTTTATTGTTTGTACTACCAAGTGCAAATTTATTAATATAAACTTTTGATGGATTAACATTTCTTTCTAAACAAATATATACTTGTTCAAGTGGTTCGTATGCAAATACACGATTAAACTTTTTAGAAAGAGGTTTTGCCCACAAGCCTACATTTGCACCTACATCAATTGCTATGTTAAAATCAGTTACATATTTGTATGCTTCGTCTCTAACATCATCTTGATATTCAGGCGGCCCGCCTTTTTTTATTCTTTTATTAATTAGACGTTCAAAATGATCGTCTGATGTTGGCATCCAATAATTATGTACTAGTTTCATTTTTTGAGCACCGTAATATATTTAATAACATTTATATTAAATTTTTGTACATAACGTTCAGTGATATTCTTGTATGTAATTGTCCAGTTGTATCTATCGAGTTGTCTTTTCCACCATTTTGGATCTTCAATAATTAAATGTGCATTGCGTCCGTCGCTTAGTTTTTTCTTTGCTGGATGACAGGCAATTAAATGATATTGATACTTTGTTGTTCTATTAAATAAATCGTCTAGTGTTTTTTCTAACATATCTATTTCAACATGTTCAAGAACATCACTACTATAAGTCATGTCAACTTGCTCAGGCAAGTCAATTGGGCTTGTCACTGGATCATATGTGTACAACTTAATATCGGGATACTCTTTGGAAATTGCTTGTGAAAGATATCCTTTGCCACTTCCAAAATCTAAAAAGCTATTTACTTCGCCGCTATCAAGAATTTCTTTAACTATTTTAGGAATGTCAGCGCCGCTTCCAAACGCTGACTTACTGTGTAAAGTTTTTAATTGTTTTAAATATTCTGCGCTATGTGCCATTATAGTGATGCATCCTCCATGCCAGCAACTCTAAGTTTTACAACATTAGTAATTTGCCATTGCTTTTGATCAAGTGCTTTAAGTACGCCTAACCATTTGTTACGCATTAGTGCAAACTCGTTGATAATCTTTTCGTAGTCAACAACGTCTGCCTCACCGTCTACGTATTTTTCAACGTCACGGCTTGACAGAGCTCGTTGATAGTTCTCAAGAT